CGCATTAAGAGTGGTCAGAGCTGTGACTGGAAACCTCAACGCCTCAGGCGATGGTTCTGGATTACAAATCAAAAACACAGATCACTATACTAACAATTACGCCTATGGTTCGGGTTCAGTTGGAAGCTGGGCTGCAAGAACCGCAGGCACTTGGGGTAACAACCTCAAGGTATCTATGTGTACAAATTCTACTGCATTTGAACAAACTCTCACAGCAAGTAATTTAACAGCTGCATCCGCTTCAAAAGGTGCAACTTCAATTACTGTTGATGATGGTACTGCTTTCAATGTAGGCGACTTACTAGAGTTCGGCGATACAAGTGGAAACTTTAACGCTGCTCCTTCTGGTGAGTATTATAAAATCACTGCAATTTCTTCAAACACTTTAACTATTGCAAGAGTAAACACTAACGTTGAAAGTGGTCTTGCTGGTGGTCAAACTGGATTAAAAGATGCTGTAGTTGATAACGCATACATCAAAAGACGTTGGGAATATTTCTATCTTTTTGATAGTGCTCCTGGTACAACACAATACACTTCAGACAATAATGGTTCTAATGATGAACTTCATATCGTTGTTGTTGACGAAGACGGTGGTATCACTGGTGTTGCAGGTTCAGTATTAGAAAAATACGAAGGACTTTCACAAGGTTCAGATGCCAAAAACGCACAAGGCGGAACAAACTATTACGTAGATGTTCTATACAATCAATCATCTTACATCTATTGGATGGATCACGAAACATCACTTTCAGGTGCAGGTTCAGCTGTTACTGGTAATACATTTGATAATACTGGTAGTGCATCACACACTGTTTTCAGTACATCACTTGCTGGTGGAACTGATGACAACGTACCTACAGACGGTGAGTTAGAAACTGCATACGACAAGTTCGGTGATGCAGAAACAGTTGATCTTAACTTCATCATTGGTGGTCCTTCACAAACAAACGCAGATGCAACTGGTGACACAAAGGCAACAATGTTAATCGATCTCGCAGAACAGAGAAAAGATTGTGTTGCATTTATTTCACCTGCACGTGCAGATGTTGTGAACGTAACTGATCCGATTGCACAAACAGAAAACGTAGTTGCTTTCGCAGACGGTTTACCTTCAAGTTCATATGCTGTAATCGATTCAGGTTATAAGTATCAATACGATAAGTATAACGATGTGTACAGATATGTTCCATTGAATGGTGATATTGCTGGTCTATGTGCAAGAACTGATCTAGTTGCAGATCCTTGGTATTCACCAGGCGGTCTAAACAGAGGTCAGATTCGAAACGCAATCAAATTAGCATACAGCCCAAATCAGGCACAGAGAGATATTCTTTATAGAAAAAGAGTAAACCCTGTAACTTCATTCCCTGGTCAAGGTACTGTACTATTTGGTGATAAGACTGCATTATCAAAGCCAAGTGCATTTGATCGAATCAATGTAAGAAGACTTTTCATCACTTTAGAAAAGGCAGTTGCTACTGCTTCTAAATTCCAACTCTTTGAGTTCAACGATGAGTTCACAAGAGCACAATTTAGAAATCTAGTAGAGCCTTTCCTTAGAGATGTACAAGGTCGTAGAGGTATCACAGACTTTGCTGTAGTGTGTGATGAAACTAATAACACGGCAGATGTTATTGATAGAAATGAATTTGTTGCAGACATTTATGTAAAACCTGCAAGAAGTATCAACTTTATCAAACTTAACTTTGTCGCAACAAGAACTGGCGTTGCGTTCAGTGAAGTCGTAGGAGCATAATCATGGCAAACATTTCAGATTTTGTATCTAAACTAAAAGGCGGCGGTGCAAGAGCTAATCAGTTCAAAGTAACGATGCCTTTCCCAGGTTTCGCTGCCGTTGGTGGTGAAACAGAAAGTATGGCATTTTTATGTAGTGCAACTACTTTACCTGCATCAACTCTTGGAGAAATCGTTGTACCATTCAGAGGTAGAAATATCTACATGGCTGGCGATAGAGAGTTCGAACAGTGGAGTACAACAATAATCAATGATACTGATTTCTTAATCCGTAATGCGATTGAGAGATGGTCCAATGGTATGAACAATATGTCTGATAACGAAGGTCTAGTAAATCCTGTTGACTATCAAGTTGACGCATTTGTAGATCATTTAG